TGTGGGTGATATGTCTCAGATTATTCAAAAAGCTGTTAAACTAGGAGTTAAAGCGGTTAGAGTACATGAAAGTGGAGATTTCTATTCTGCTATATATGCTCAACAATGGGAGACTATCTCTAATAAGTTTGAAAGTTTAAAGTTTTTTGCTTATACCAAGTCACCTTATAGACCGGATAATTTTAATATTGTTGAAAGTATTCTGCCAGATGGGTCTATCAACTTTGGGAGTGTTGAGGATATAGATAAAAAACACGAAAAGTATAAATATCCTATTTGCCCAGCGACTAAAACAGGTAAAAGGATTGTTTGCGGCGTGTCTTGCAAGCTTTGTCAAAGTTTGAAACACGTTCTTTTTTATATACACTAAAACAGGGGAGAAACAAATGAAAACTTACCTTATCAAATCAACTTTTAAGAATGCAAAGTATTATAGAAGTGTAATTATTGAAATCTATAGAATCAAACATAACGTCCCAGTTTTTATAGGGGGACAAGAGTTTAATACGGGCGGCTGGAAGGGTGAAAAGAGTTGCGCTCTCGATATTCTTTTAGATCACAAAGAAATATCAAAAAAAGCGTATGGTGATGGTTATTTTAAAAGTGATAACTCTTTTAAGCTTTATTCAATCTAATAGGAGAAACTAAACCATGATAACACTAACTCCAGCATATGGAAGAGATTACAAGAGTATAAAGGCTTTAAAAGAGGATATCAAAGCAAATAAAGACTTTATCTATAATGATTTTATGTCTCCTGATAATGGTCGATATTGTTCTCCTACTGACTTTAAAGGGCAGACCATTATTTTCAGGTATAACAAACTGATGAAAACAACCCTTGTTAAATTATAACCTATTAAATTATAAAGGAAAAACCATGAGTACTCTATATATTGATAAACACATAAATGGCGTAAACTTTGAAATTGAACTTTATTTTGAAAAAAGTTATCAGAGCAATGATTATTTTGAGCCAGACGATCACGGATTTATTGAAATAATAAACATTACAACCGTTAATAATATCAAGGTATCTGACCGGGTTTATAATGCAATTATGGAGCTGGAGGATATTATAACTCAGGAATTTCAAGAAACTATGAAAGACTATTTTATATGAAATATTTAATTTTTAATTTTGTGGGTTTTTTGGTTGTTCTTATGATGGCTGTTATTACAGGGGTCTTTTAACCAACGAGTTTTAAAATGTGTTTAAAGGGCATATAATTCTTAAGCATAGGGTTATATGCCTTAGTGTTTATAATAGACAGTATGGTGCCTTTAAACTTGCTGTAAAGGTTTATAGGGCAAGGGATAAGGCGGCAAGTTTGTGGGGTGATTTTAAGGGGGGACAAGTTTGCTTTGTTGTCAGGCACAACTTTTGACACACAACTGTGCCATGGCACACAATTGTCTCACACAACCCTTAATGAGACACAACTGTATCATGTGAGACACCGTATGTTTTTCCCTTCACATTAACACTTCTTAATAACCACAAACTTGCACCCTCAATTTTACTCCTAAGCAAGTTCTATGCCACCTATCGGCCACAAATTTTATTTCTCCAAAAAAAGCAAATTCTTTGATTCAAAGTTTTTATATATTAATACCTGCATGGAGCAAACATGTGAATATAAGAGGTGTTTTTAAAGCTTTTAGGGGTATACCTGTATCTTATAAGGCTTATTTAAAGCTTTTACCAGTTTAAACTTTTTTATCAAAGAATAATAAAATTGTTCGGGTTACTCTGTGGCATCAAACTTGCTTATGTTAACAAATGTTAAAGCAGCAAATTTGTTTATTGTGCGGCACCAAACTTGCATGGACAATTTTATAAACTATACTGAAATGATATAGATTACTCCAGTATAGATTATTGTATACTCAAATGATATAGATTAAATTGATAGGATATCCCCGGTATTCTATACTGAAATGATATAGATTGAATGAGTATAGATTAAAGGGGAGAAGAAGAGAGAGAGGAAAAGAGGGGGAGTTTACCGGGGAAAGGGATATTTTAAGATTATCGGGTTCATTTAATGAATGAGGTTCAGTGCGTTAAACACCCAAATACCCAAAAACACATATATGTGCACAAACCAGCAAATCTGTACACATATATGTAGTTATCTCTTAAAGACCTGCAACATTGTCGCCACAAACCAGAGACCTTAAAAACATACTGAAAAGAAAATCTTAAAAAGTAGTGGCATAACTAACCTCCGAATTTTTGATCTTTTAATTCCTTTAACACATCTCTCTCCTTTTTAACATCATTTCCCCAATATTCCCCTTTTTGACAACCTGGGAATAAGGGCTTTTAAAACCGCTCTTCTTATCATGAACCTCATCCCTAACTTCATTATAGTTTCTAATGACTTCATGATTAATAGGTACTTTTTCAGTATAAAGTAAAAAAGTAATAACCCTATGGGCAAGTTTAGTAAAAGCTATTTTTTGATTCTCAATTCTTGACTTACTTGCAGTACCTCTTTCCACAAAACCCGTAGAAAGATGAGTTATTCTACAACAATTCTGGTGCTTATTACGATGTTGACCACCAGCCCCACTACCAGAATACCACTCAAGTTTAAAGTCTTTCTTTGTTAAGTGTAACATTCTCTCCTTTATCAACTTGATCTTCCTCATTAAGAGATATCAGGTGTACAGAACATCTTTATTCCCTTCACAGAACTCAATAGAGCAAAGCATTTTAAACAATTTTTATTTTTTAAGTGTTATTGTTGTCGTTCTCTTCAAACCTTTAGTAACAACTTTCGTTAGTAAAAGTTAAAGAAGAAGAACAATTAAATAATCATAATATAAGCATTAATTTCAAATGCACAAGGCCCCCCTGCGAAGTTTTTACAAACTTAAAAAACTTTCTAATGCTCGATAATTTAAAAGACTATCAAAAACACACTCATGACACCCTATATCATTACACAAACCCCTGTCACTAAATATATCACTAAGACTCTTTTCATTCATCTCCGGTATAAATAAATCTTTAGTTGTTATTTCTCTAACTCGTAATTCCATTATCATTTTTCTTTTTAAAGATTTTAAGAAATTTAATATACTTTTTTATTACTGTTATAACTTCTTTTTCAATGGTAATCTCAATGTATTGATCAGTATTCTTTTTGATAAACTCTTCAGCACTTTCATACTCAAGAACATCAATTTCCCCTATAATTGTATCACCCCCTATCATATCTAACTCCACCGGTATTAAGATGTTTCCTCCCTTGATATCTTTTAAGTCAGTTTCTATTTCTCTCTCCCCCATATTGGGCGCCACACTTTTGTAAGTATTCAGCAAGTAAAAGTCTATGACAAAATTCTCCTGCTTTACAGTAGCATACAAGTACTATATCAGATTTGGTGGACTTGTCAAGAACATCCTTCCAATATTTAAAATTATCTCGATAACTCCTTTGCATTCTCTGATGATAATAAAATGTATACTTTGCTTTTTTACCGAAAGCTTTATAATCACCCACCATTTTCCATGTTGGGGAAAAAGGAGTTTGGGCGGCAACAGTGATATCGAGTCTTCCTTCACCTTTGTATGCAAATTGGGAGGTATAAATCATAAGTTTTCCAATCTCCTGATAGTCTCATCTCTATACTCTCTCCCACCCGTATCAAAAATGATGGCGGCATCAGAATATATACCCATTTGTTTGTTTCTATTATTACCGGCAAGAGCATTGTATGGCTTTTTAAACCTATTATAACGAATAAGACAGGGAGTAACATCAAGATTGTTCCAGTCTGCTGGGAATCGCTTTATTTTGTAACGATTATATATAGCGAATACCTCCCCAAGATTATCAGCTCCTTTGGCAACACCTGAAACAATAGTAATGTTTGGATCTTTATTAGAACAAAGTTTATCACAAGTCCTCTCTAAAAGTCCATAGTCATCAAAATCTCTGCCGCCAGCAATTATTATTTTAAAGTTCATGATTTCCGAGTTGTGGATCAACAGTTGTGTGTGGATTACCAGGGCCACTATGAGGTCTTGCCCAGGCAATCATTCCAGCCTTCGTAATAAACTCACTCCTGGGAGCATCTATTTCTAAAGACTTTCGGATTCCTTGTATTAAAGATCCATTACCAATAGCAAGACTATATCCCTCTCCATTCACAACAGCCTCTTCGTTGTTTATATATTTTCCTTTTACAGCTCCACAATTACACTCCCGTAAGTTCATCCCGAGCTTAAATACATCCCAACACCGATCACAAAATAAAAGTTTCATTCTTCTTCTCCTCCTCCCCCCTTCATTAGGTTAAAATCCTCAACTTTCATAGAGGTATCTCCAGACATACGATATGAAGTTGTGTAATTAGACATTGTGTTTCCAACATTCTTAACACCATCCTCATCAAATGAAACACTTGAACACTTACTCACATCAACCCCAAACTTCATCCCCTCAGTAATTGCATCAATTCCTGCCGCTAAGAAGATGAAATCCCAGTTATACACCTCTTTTTGGTGGGAAATCATTTCACCTATAACTTTACCAGTGAATTCTTTTGAAGCATTCTCATAACCATCTGTTATAATTACAAAAAGTATCCGCTCAGGTCTCTCTTCACTTGAAAGTGCTTTAAGATTTTCACCTATAGTATTTATAGATTTTCCCACTGCATCATAAAGAGCAGTCATTCCTCTTGGTTTATATGTTTCCCATGGAATTAAGTCTGGACAATCTTTAATTGGCATCCTAAGATAATTTTCCTCATAGAGATCATCAAATTGAATAAGAGATAATTCTGCGTAATCTGGAAGAGTTTTTTGATCATCTAAGAACCTATTAAACATTCCAACCGCCTCTTCAGCCAATGATTCCATACTTCCACTTCGATCTAAGATTACATTTATTAAGGTCATATCTTTCATTCTTTTTCTTCCCCCTTTTTAACTTCTTTTTTGGTTATTTTCTTCTTTTTACTGGTTTTTGGGAGGGTTTTTGCTGTGTGTAAGCTAAGGGTAGTTGTAACGGTTTTGAAGTTAATTTTGTATCCCCTTTTTGTTAACTCAACAATTCCTGCCGCAAACCCTGCCAAAGTTAGTGATGCCATTTCAAATACTTTGCCAATAGGCATTATAAAATAATCTGTGCCCTCTTTCATTTTTTAATTCTCCCTAATTCTTTTTGTGCAAAAAATATAATTTTATTCAGCTCTCTTTCATAACTTGTACCTTTATGTCTTTCAGTATTAAAACAGAAACACGCTTTGAAAATATTCCCCTGAGAAAAGTTCATGTTCCTACCCTCAATAACATCTTGACATTGTTTCCAATCATCATCAAAGTCATAATAGTCTGTTTTACCACCATTATTGTGAGATGATACTGTAGGTGGATTATTATGTGCCTTAGAAAATCTACTAGCCCCATTACAATAAAGGCATGGTTTTTCCCATCCAGCCTTATTAGCAGATTCACAATTGAAACAATCATCTACAACTGGAACAATTGGTTTATTAGCTCTTTTATCAACGGTCATTTAGATCCTCCCCTGAACCTTTAAGCTTTCCCGCAATTTTTCTTGCGCTGAGTTTATCAAGATTCATTTGCATTACCTCTGACATTGTAATACCTAAGTTTGATAAAAAGAGGCAGAGGAATGAGAATATCCCGGTACTTAACTGAGAGATCTCTTTCATAACCGGGGTAACATCTTCTTCACTCTTAATTTTAAGGTAACTTTTAAAAAGATTACCAATTAATATGTGACCCTCCGCCATAATTCCAACTTGTAATAAAACGAAATCTGAGGTAGTTTTATCTGGTGCTTCACTATCACCCATCCATTTGTTATAGATTTGTGTTTGTAAGTCATCAACAAGTATTTCATCATTATCCCTACAGGAAACCCCTGATTCATAAAGTAATTGACTCCAATACCAAAGAATATCACCAACCTCTGACTTAATTCTGGAAACATCCTCTATTTTACCACCATTATCCCTCATAACTTTCTTAAGGAGTTCAAATACTTCACCATTTTCCCCTGCAAGTCCACAGAGAACATAGGTTATACCTCCATACTGTCCACGGTGTGGGTAAATAGCTGTATCTGCTGACTTTTCAATATAATCTTTTATCTTCATTTGTCTGCCTCTCCGAGTGCTTCATGATATAATTCTTTAAACTTCAGTATTGCCTCTGTTTGTTCTTCTATATTAGCTAAAAAGAGGGCCTTGGCTATTTTCTTAAAAAGCGCCTTTTTAATGCCATATTTATTTTCCACTACCTCTGATAATACTTTAAGGTTTTCTTTTGCCTCTTCCTCATCTTGAAGGTGATCCTGTGCTTCTCCCTCAATTACATCTTTTAACTCTTTTTTCTGATCTTTACTCAGGTTAAATTCTCCCATTACTCCTCTCCTTAATTTTATTTATACAACTTTTACATAAAATAATTAATTTTCTGTGTTTAGGACTTTCCACTGTACAGACGATCTCCTCCTCTCTTAAAATCTTCTTATAACAACCTGAACATCTTCCTGTTCTAATTAGGGTTCTAACTTCAATCATTTATTTTCCTTTTCAATCTTAATCCCCATAATACTATCTATTTCTTGTTGAATAATTCGTTCGAGAGTATCTGCTTTAATTCTATCAAAACGATGTTCTGCCCAGTATTCATGCTTTGCTTCATGGATATATATTTTTTCCATGTCTTTTAAGGTGGTCATACTAAATCCTTTTTATTTAAATTTACTATGTTAAAGAGTGGAATTAATTTTATTATTTTTCTGCCCATTCCATCACCCAAGGCACTTGATAAATTATTAACAATAAACCTACCCACCAACACCACGTCATCAAAGCACCATTAATGGGCATAATGATTAAAAAAACTAACAACCTATAATATTTGCTGTCTGTCATGTTAAACCTCCAAAAAAAATGCCCTTGATCACTTGCTCGTCAATTGCATCTATTTATTATTTTTCTGTTAATTTATATTCATACCATCCAGAAAAATGTTTACACCTGTCACACCCATATTTGTCACTCGTTACATACTTCATGTAGTATGATCGGAGCCATATAGTAACACCATCAATATTTATTGGAGACCAAGCAAATTTTTTATGCCATTCTTTGTGATATTTATTTAACCACTCCATAATGCTAATCCTTTCTAAGTAAAAATAATGTAATGGTTTTTATTATAAATTTTCCTGGCCATTTAGCTCAGTTTTTAGCATTTTGGCACACTCAATACATATATGAACACCATCTGTTGATGCATACCCTTCTATTTTAAAACCTTTTGATTTAAAGCATATTCCGAACAATTCAAGTGGTTTCTTTTCACTTCTGCAAATGTCACATTTGTATACTCTTTTCATACCCATAATTTTCTCCTAAAAAATTTATAATGTAATGATCACCTCCGGTGCATTATTTTATTAGCGGTTAGTCTTCTTCCATTTTAGAAATTGAAATAGGACCATAGCAAACTTTTGCACGTGGATTTTTTTCACACCACCATTGTAGAATTTCCTCTACGGTTGTTTCTGGTCTTAACTTTAAAACAGCTATGGTTGTTTCCCAATCGTCTGGTGATATCTGTCCAACCAATTTAAAAGTTGCTGCATATGGGCCTTTTGTGTCTGGCACTCTCAACTCTTGTTTAAACATTTTATTCTCCTTCCTATAACCGGTTTATCCGGTTCATGCAGTTTATTATTCCTCCCCACAGAGTTCCATAGCATAATCATATCCTTCCCAATTATCCACCCCCGCTGCCTGAAGACACCTTAAAATATCTTCCATCTCTAAAAGCTCTTCAAGTCTTTCTTTTGTAATTTCTACCATTTTCTCTCCGACTCGCTGTTATAACACCTGTTCTTCAAGCTATGCTGACCAACACGTATTACGCTCTCCAGGGGTTATACCAACTTCTTTCTCAATAATTAAATACCCGGTCTTGATAGTCAATTATCTGAAAGCTTCTAAAGGGTTAATAATTACATCGGCTTCCTTCCTAAAGGGTAGGCGCACTGGCAACCTACCGGCAATGCCCTTATTTCAGCGGGGCAACTGGTGAGTCTCTACTCCTCTCACTTGTTATAAATAATATATCACATTAAAACTTATTTGTCAACCCCTATTTTAATTATTCTTTGATTTAAACTTGCAAGTGTTACCCCATATTCAGTGTCGGTGTATGGATCGAGGTTTTTTTGGTAACTCCCAACCTTTGCGTGAGTAATATACTTAGAAATCTTTTCTGGAATATGAGTGTATCTTGTCCACAGCCATATCTCAAAATCCGGGGGAGAAAAGTGTTTTATCATGGCAATAAATCGCCATAAACGTTCAAGATCCTGATCCAGGGGTTCTCCACCCATTATCCATACTCTTTTAGTTATTGGAAGATTACCTTTTTGAATGATAAGACTCATTAAACTTCCAAAAGGATTATGTCCCCGCTCAAAACTCCATAATTCTTCATTATGACAACCTTCACAGTGTGGAACACAACATCCACTGATGTAAACTTCCACTGCTTTATGATTTAAGTTAAAATCTATTCCAGCAAGTTTCATTTTTGTTCCCTTCTCAAATTACATTTATCCGCATCATAATAATAATCTGAGTAATGATCCTCACAAGACACATTTTTTTGGTTGTTAATTGTACACTTATAATCTGGCCCACCATTATTCCAGTGCCATTTTCTAAACGGGCATCCACTCTCTCTTTTTTCAGCCATTTAAAATCTCCTTTTTATAGAGTTTACGACAATGAACTCGCTTTCCAACAATGTCACAGAATTCCCAGGATAGACAGGAATCTTTCCCAATATCCCTTTCATGAACGTCACCATGGGGACAAACATACTTACAGTGATTACCTTTTTTTGTAAAGTTACAAGTTACGAGTGGCATCTTCCCTCCCTCCTTAATAAAACTGTCTATTCTTCCAATCATGCTTTCTTCTAACTTCATTCCAATTAGCTACATTAGTAAAAAACCCAACAACTCTTGTTACTACTGTATCAATTCCTTTTCCACAAACCGGGCAAGTTTCTCCATCAATGAAGATATGATCGTCTTCACATCTTTTAAGAGCATAATTAACTGCCCAGTAAACCACCCCACATTGTGCAGAGTATACCATAAGATCTATCATTGTGTCAACACTTTTTATTTGTTCACCAACATTAATGTGACAAATAGCCCCTCCAGAAAATTTATTATCAAACTTGCCTTGGAGTCTGAGGCGATCAAGCATATCGGCAGTTGTTGTGAGTGGAATGAATTGGTTACTATAGAGTTTATAGATATCCTGATATTTCAAGGAGTTATCTCTCTTAGCGAGTTTTACGGCAGAAGATTCGGCAGGAACTTGTTCACAATTATGTGGTGCCTTAAATCTCTTAGCCATCTTATCATTTTCTTCATTGATAACATCTAAGAGATCAAGTACAAACTCTTCTCCCTCATCACTCATAATATCATACCCAAGTACCTCTAAAGCCTCATTAAGTCCAGTAACACCATAAGTGGAATACTGTTTTGATAGATCCATGTGACCCAATGTGTATAGCGGCATAGCATTAAGTTCAATTCGTTTTTTAATGATATTTCTTTTAGCATTATTTATCCTTCCAATCGTTTCTACAGATTTCCTTATACTTTCAATGAAAGCCGAGTCAGGATCTTCCTGTTTAACGGCTAAATAAGCTAATCTGGGAAGATTACTTGTTACGACCCCTAAAGATCCAATCTTTGTGCTTCCCGCCCCAAAACTATTAAAGTATTCATTATTAACACTACTTCTGAGCCGACAACAACTACTAAGTGTACTCGTATCACCATAATAAATATTGATAAAGCCAAACTCCATATTCTGAGTTGCAATATATTCTAAGAACTTTTTATCCTGAATAATTCCATCTTTTACATAAAAAGCTGCTGTTGTAACGGGAAAGGTTAGATGTGATCGTCTTAACTCATCATTCATTGCCTCAATATAGAGTTTTTGAATGTCTTTAACAGTTGAAATATTAGAAGACTCACCATTTGAAAATTTATAATCTTTTACAAGTCCACTTAAGAATTCATCATCATAAACTGAGATGTTTGTAAATGGGGATTGATTACCCCGAAACTCCCAATTGAGCGTGTAAATAAAACTTCTCAATCTTTCACTAACATATGTTTTAATTTTATCTGAAAATATAAGTGTACCGGTATTCTCGTGATCAATACAGATCCGCCCATCATATCCTGTCTCTATAATTTTATCAACATAATGAGCAGCAACAATCAACACATCAGCAAGCCCTGTCGCCCCAAGTGTGCTATTTGCAGCATAAACTGTAAACTGCTCCATTTGTCTTATAAAGCTTTCAAGACTTTTTGGGGGCTTTATACTCATTCTATTGGACATGTTAAGCCCCTCAAGAGCAATATCATAGGTGCTGAAATTGAAACAATATGGAGATCCAATATCAGAAAAATCATTAATATATATTTCACCTGATATTTGTTTCTCAATTATTTCATTTGCAACTTGGAGTCCATAACTTGTTTTTAAACTCTTCCATAATAAATAATGAGAGTTATATTTTTGAATAGGTTTTTGGAATTCAAAATTATAATCAATCACACTTTTACCACCAACATTAGCATTAGCATCAATGCTAACATCAGCGGTTGTACTTTTGTTATTAAAAAACTTCTGAGAAAATTTATTGAGATCCAATTGATCACCAATCCCATTCTCAGTGAATATTTCTCTACCGAATTTCCCCCAGAGATGGTGCATTAGGTCAGAGAAATCCTGATGCCACGTAACTTTGAAATACATATTAATTTACCTCATTATTATAATATTTAATATTAGCCTTAGCTCTTGCGGCTACAGCTCCTTCAAAACTATTGAAATAACCTAACCACTTTTGAGTTTTATTAACCCCTATTTTAGAGTAATAGCGTTTTCATCTTTCATCCCAGAAGACGCCCTTAACCCCAGATGTATTATCCTTTCTTAATCTGGCTTTATGAATATTCTTTGATTGAGATACTTCTATTAAATTCCCCCAATAGTTATTCATAGTATTTCCATTATCATGATCAACCCGTCCGATAGGATTACTTCCTGTCATCCATATAAAGATTAATAAGTGGTTTAAATAATGAATATTATCAATTCATGTTCGAAGATACCCTCTCCCATTTGGTGATCCCGCTATCGATCCTTTTTTTATTGAACCACGGCTTTCCTTCCATATTAAATCACCAATTAGTGGATCATAATCAAATAATTTTTTTAGTTCTAATTCAGATGGATATTGTTTTTTATGCTTCATATATTTCCTTTATTTTTTAATCTCCCAAAACCAAGCTTTTGCATCGCCAGATTTTTTAAAATTTCTCGCCATATCTGCTTCATGGGAAACACCCCCTAACCAGAATATGAATAAACCCGTTATCACTATAATTAACCCCATTTAACTTTTCTGTGGGCATCCAACATACCCAAATTTTCCATAAACAACTTTATCTTCACCCTTTTTAGTTCCAATGGTTTTTATCCCAGCTTTTCTCAATTTATTATTCGCAATAAATCTTATGAATTTCCCACCATCAAAAAGTTTAAACTGATCCTCATCGATGATAACGTCAAGTGTCTTACCCTCAAACATTGTTACTCCACAATATCCTGCTTGCATAATCTACTCCCAGTAAACAACTTTTTTAGCGAACATTATTGCCATCTCTAATGTATCTCCTTGCCACCAATACTTTATTGTGTAATATATTAATCTTATAAACTTCATTTTTATTCTCCTACTTTGTTGTTAAAGCCCTTTTAATTGTCCATCCTCTTTTAATACGAGCAAGGAGAGTGAAATATGCAACTCCAATAATCTCTGACCATTCGGCAATTGTCTTAGACTCACCACTAAGAGATAAGAAATGATTTCTTCTGGTGTTTCGTGATTGATCTTTTAGGGATGACCACTTACAATTAAAAGGTAAATAACCGAGATTATTATTAATTCGATCAATCGTCATTCCACTTGGTCTCTCACCCATATCCTTATAAAAATTTTCAAATGAATTTCTCCACCTTCTGCAAACAAAAATGCCCCGCCCAGCATAATCACAAAATCTTGGGTTATTGGAATTGTGGCATCTTTGTTTCATACCCTCCCAAGTATTATATGTTCTTGTTCCATATTTACCGTGAGTTATAGTCATATAAGAAACTCACAGCATTCAGGGCATAGAAAGATTATCTCATCTTCCCCCCATAAATTGGATTTTTGTTCAAACGGATTTTCTCCAACCCATCCACAACTGTAACATTCATAGAAGATCTCCTCTACATAACTCTCAAAGAGATCATCTTCAAATAAAGAAATTTCTTCATATATTTCAAAATCATTCATATTTTCTATTCCCATAAGATGGAGAATGAAAACCTCCTATTCCAGCAATCAATTTTGGTGGAGAGGGAATTTCAGTTCCGTGTAATCTCTTTGCAAGTTTTTTACACAAGAGACAATAAGAAATCTCAGTATCACTCTTTTCTATACTTTCAAACTTTTCCCCACAACTTAAACATTTATAATTGTATATTGGCATATTCCCCCCCTTATAAGTTCATCATCTCAAGAATTGGTAGTCTACCATTCTCTTTTATAACTAAACAACCAATAGCTTCTTTAGGGTGTTCTTCTGCATATGCCATTGCATAGGCTTTTCTATCAATACCACAAGGACATTGTGCTCCAAATACCATTTTACCCTGCCCAACTCTATAGTGAATATATGCTTCTGTATGAAAATGTCCTTGAACGACACTCATAAATTCACTCCCAGCTTTTGGGGCAGCTTTTTGACCCATACCATGTCTGAATAAAATATTAAAAATCTTGTGAGATGGTTGAAAATTCCAACCAACTCCAAGAACATCTTTGAAGTCTTTAATCCATCTTTTTGAGATACCGGCAGCATAAGCCTTACGAAGAATGATTTTGTCATGATTTCCGAGACAAACATCTGCTTCTGGGAATATTTTTTCCCACTCTTTAACTTTATTAATGGCAAAGTTGAGTTCTGTCCCACCTCCCAGCCCATCGGGGTCAGTAGCATGAAAAGATGAGTAATGGTGATCAATAATATCACCAATAAAGATTACCTGATTACAATCATGTTTTTCATACATGTCATGACAAAACTCTTTATACCCATCAAGACAAAAGGGTTCATGGATGTCCCCAATAACAAGGATATTACTCTCCTCTTTAACTATCTTAGAGATATCATAAAAGAGTTCCTCCACTTTTCTTATTGGTTTTCTTTTACTCTGACAATAGTTACAATAATAATCAATTTTATTTGAACTATTTCTCATATAAGCATTACCAACATCTTCCCAATCCTTACCACATGCGCTACAGTTTAATTTTATCATTTCTCTCCCTTAATAGTTATTATGAATTAATCTATGGCAGTTAGCACAAACAAGAGAACATTTTTTATGTTCTTTTAATATCTTTTTCTTCGATGTCTTATTTATCATTCCCTGATTAATTCCAAAAGATTTTTTATTCGGGTCTCGGTGATGAAAATCAAACATACACTCATTTGATCCATCAAATTCAACCCCACAACACTCACAAAATCCGCCGGATAATTTTATAAGATCTATTTTTTGTTTTCTCAACCAATCTCAAGTAATTTGATATACTTCTTAATTGTTACATAATTTCCACTTGTTGCTTTCAAATTAAGTCCTAAAGCCACCTGTCTGTATGTTAAACTTTCCTTAACAACTTTTATCAAATCTTGATCTGACCATGTTTTCATGCTATACCTTTAATATCAATAGACCATTAATAATGGCGGTTCCAGGGAGAATTGAACTCCCGTCAAGAGATCGACAATCTCCTATGCTAACCACTACACCATGGAACCATTAAAACTGGAGGAGAGTAGAGTAATTGAAACCCGGTGCTGTTAACACCCCAAGGCTTTCAAAGCCCATTTGTCACCTTGATGGTACTCTCCGAAATTGAGTGGCTAATAGATGCAAGGGTAAGGAATCCTCATTTAACTTGCAAAGCATCTTATAGTATCCTTAATACTTTTTACCACTCTTCACACAATCTTTATTTGGCGGTCTGAGTGTGATAGACCAGCTTGGCTCCAGAAGTAGGACTTGAACCTACATATAAGGCATTAACAGTGCCCAGCGTTACCGAATACGCTATTCTGGAAAAATGGGGTGACAGGTGGAATTCGAATCCACAACTTTTAGGATCACGACCTAAATCTCTACCTTTGAGTTACTGCCACAATCTGACAACCGAAGTTGCCTTTTACTGGTACTCCTGAACGGAATTGAACCGTTGTAATCGGGTTGAAGGCCCGATATCCTTTACCTATTTGGACTACAGGAGCTTATTTCTTTGTTTTTAAATTATCATATTCCCAATGATGATTAGGACACAGAAAAATTAGATTCCTTCTATCATTTATTTCTGAGATAAGAGATGTATCATCAAATTCACTTACAGCTTTTATATGGGCAACCTCTATATGAGTGGAATATCCACAAATAGCACAAGAGGGATTATTATCTTTTATTATTTTTCTCGCATCTTTTTGAATAGATGATCTCGCACTTTGCCAGTTTCCCCTCTTTTCAAATAATTCCCCCTTTGTTAATCGCTTAAAAGCATTTCTGTTATACTGAAGACAGTCATCACAAAACTTTCGTTTTAAGAAGGACTTTCCTTTCACTCTTTGTAGTGTAATTTCACAGTGACATTGTTCACACTCACATATCTTATAGAGTGTTCTTCTTGAACATTTTTCTGGTGACTCTCTCCTCAAATTATTATACTTCGCAGCACAACTATGATTACAGAATTTTTTACGCCTAACTTCTGAGACTTTTTGATTCTCACCTACATAAAGAATTTCATCACAGTGAAGACACCTTAAAGGATTTTCATAATACCTTTTTATTGCCCTCTCACGGCTTTTGTTTGCACTAATTCTTGCTCCAACATTCATAGTAATTTCCTTATACTTTCCTTTAAATTGGATGAGAGAGGATGATGGAATTATCATTTTTCGGGGGCTACCCTATCTCTCATAATGTAGCGGTAGAAGGATTTGCACCTTCGATCTCTTGGGTATGAACCAAGCGGGATGACTACTTCCCTATACCGCAATAAACTTAAAAACATTATAACAAACTCTATTCTATTTGTCAATAGTTAATTTTCATTAACTAAACTTTTTTGGTACGCCTGGAAAGATTCGAACTTTCAACCTCTGCATTCTAAGTGCAGCTCCTCTACCAGTTGGGATACAGACGCACTGGTTGAAATGGGTGGACTCGAACCACCGACCTATGCCTTATCAAGACAGTGCTCTACCAACTGAGCTACACTTCAAAAAACTCAAACATACTCTGTTTTTGTATTAACACTTTTCTGTTTGTATGAATGATATGTCTCTTATCAATAAGAGTGGTTAACAGTAATTAATGTTAGACAAACTTTTCTTATGTTTTTGTTTCCTACAATACTTAGACTTATCTTTAAAGTCAAACCCCTGTGGTGGGATTTGTTTTCTCACCTTCTTCATCTGATTGTAAGGTTTCTTCAATTTTTATTGCCTTATAACATTTATTATATTCCCGACATGGAATTCCAATTTTGATACAGATCATATCCAAGTCACAATCACTACACTCACCAATTATTTCTTCAACTTCTAATATGAATTTCACAAACTTCTCCTTCTTATTGGTCTGAGGAGTAGGTGCTGCCCCTACCTCGCCCTCCTTCCAAGGGAGAACTGTCCTTCGATCGTCCTCAGTACATTTTAACCACTCGGTTAAAACCTTAAAATTGCTCCTAATATAACCTATCAGTTAAACATTTAGATCAAATAGCTCTTTAAACTCATTTCTAAGTGTCTGTATCTCGATTAAAAGTCCTGTGAGGGTTGTAGCCTCGGATTTAAGTATCTCCCTCGTTAACACGTTCTTAAGGGCATGTCTAATATCTCTAAAATAAGAGGAATCAATATATATTTCTACACCTTTATTTTTTCCTTCTGTTGGAACTTTTATTTCAGAAACTATAAAATCTCTCTTCCCAGACTCTAATAACCATTTATCTCTAATTTTTATAAACATATTCTTCTCTCCTTTTTATTACACACTATAACACAGGTATTTTTATTTGTCAAGCACTTTTTCCATATATTGTTTTTTTATTTTCATTTGTTTCCAAGTTATTTGTGTCTCGACCTGACCTCCTGCCATCCCCCATGGATCTAATGCCTCTTTAGTCCTTCTTCCCCTCACAAAAGGCTGATGCATCTTATCACAAGAAATTCTTCTCTCTTGTTGTAATCTCTTTCCCTTACTTCCATTATAAGAAACCCAATTAGCATTCTTGTTTCTCTCATGATATTTTGTCCACCAAAGACTATCTTCCCACCATTGATAACGATTATGTGGATAATAAAACCCATAGGATTCCTTTTTTTCGGGGAGTTTAATTCTTAAAGCTGCTTTTGCAAGATCTGGTAAATTAACAATTCTCCCATATTCATCAATAATCATAAGTTCTTTAGAAATTGCTCTTCTTTTAAAGATATACTTTCCACTTTCACAATCAAATAAATGATCATAATAAAAATAAACTTCTCCCCAATGATGACAACACCCTCTAAGAAATGAATTATCATTAATTAAATGACTAACTCCTTCTCTAAAATTATCCTCAAAAGATTCTTTAATAGAGGTTAATAATTCAAACTTGGATCTATAAACATTTTCTTTACTTCCATCTTTATTGATAACCTTATATTTCATATTCCCCCTGCATAAAGTTGTACATAAAGTTGTTACTCAATATTGTAAATAACAACAACAACACTTAAAAAACTTGTTATGAACAATATTATACATATTTTATTTTATTTGTCAAGTACTTTTTCATGTTTTTTGTTATTGTTATTTTCAAAGTTGATCTACAAATTTTATGCAGGAAATTATATTATAAGCACTAAAATTTGTTTGTCAAGTACTTATTTTTCAAGTACCTGATTTTATTGGATAAAAAAATTTATTTATCAAGGGGGCCTTGTGCATTCAATTTTAATGCTTATATTATGATCTATGAAGTTAGAAAAGAAAGAAAGAATTAAGGCAATGCGTTGTTTAGCTTGTGGAATAGAATTATATCATGATCATGATGAAGAATATGATTTTAGTGACGATCTTTGTAGAGAGTGTTCTTTTATTGTTGGTGATAATATAGGTGATTTACCACCCTTCCTCTCTCCGTAGGGTGGGTTTCAGATGCTGGAAATGCATCTATAACTTGGTGCTTTGTATTTACTTAGCACCTTTTTATATAAAAAAACAATTATAAAAAGGATTATTATGTTATTATTACTCGATGAAGTAGAAGCTAATACAACTGGATCTCAAGATACGTTTAAGTGGAATCCATCCCTTGCTAATAGTGGAAAGGGTATGGTGTATGCTTTTGGAACTTGGGATGGTGCTACTTTAACGGTTGAATTTTCTCCTGATGGTGGAACGACTTGGTTTGCTATTGGAACTGACACGACATTTACTGCCAGTGGTTGGGCGAACTTTGAAATGCAGGGGATGGTTCTTATAAGAGGATCTATTTCCAGTGTTGGTACAACTACTCTCTCTTTGGGACTTTTATAAGAGACATGAAAGAGATGTTGTAAGAAAGGTGATAGATAGAAATATATACTTCAGAAAGATTGTTTTAGAGCGTGATAACTTTGAATGTCAAATTTGTGGTGATAAAAATAATTTAGAGGCTCACCATATTATTTCACCAAGATTATCACCAATGGAAGTTAATGATAGAGATAATGGGATAACACTTTGTAGATCATGTCATAAAAATATTCATAAGTCTATACCAGGATGTGGATATCAAGAATTACGACAGTGCAAAGCTGAAGAAGCCCGATAGGAGTACCTCTTGGCGAGATTGAGTGGGTCAAATAGAAAATATCAACAAGCAAGAAAAACTGTTGAACATCTTTATGATGCAGAAGTAATGATTGATGCTGCATTTTTGGATGCAATTCAAACAATGATTACTCTTTGCAATGATCCTAAGTGTGCTGTAGCCACAAGGATGGCAGCATCCAAGTTTATCATTGAAACACACGGTAAATTTGCTAAGGCTCATGGTAAAGATCCTATTCCTAAGGATTTTATTGATAGATCATCAATTGTCAGGGATGAAGAAGTTGTGGAAGAGAGTATTATTCAGATGGAGTTTATAGGATAAAATAGTGAAAAAATTATTAATAGTATTATTTATTTTAATGTTTGCAAGTATTGCAAGTGCAGCAACATTAAAATGGGACGCCAGCACAGGAGAAGTCGATGGATATAATGTTTATTTCACTGATGGAGTAGATGATTTCTCTCATCCTGTTGGTGACGTTACTGAAATCCCTGATATAGACGACACTCTCAATTTAACGCCTGGAAAAACATATATTTTTATAGTTACAGCCTGGAATATAATGGGAGAAAGCGGACCGAGCAACGAAGCAGCATACGAAACAACAGCAGTTTACACTCCGCCTGAAAATAATATTCCGATAAAAATTACTGTACCACTACCTGTAATTATTAATATCAACATAGCTGTAGAATAAAATGAAACTAACTAAAATAAATCCCATAGATTCTCCGCAATATTTCTTCATGCCACGGGTAGATGGTGAAGATACCATTTATGATTTAATTGCAGAAGACACCAGTGCTGTGAATACAGATTGCCTGAAAAGTTTAAAGAAAAAAGTATTTGATGGCGTGGCAGAGTTTAAAATGTTCGATGAACACATTGAGATTCTATGGAATGATATTTTAGTTGCCAGGGCAGAACTTGTTGCAGAAGTTTATGCTGGAGGTTCATGGCATTCTCAAGCATTTAATTTTGAGACAGCAAACATTACAAAAATAGGTGATGGTACTTTCAGAGCAGTTTGGATTACTGATATCCCAGCACTAAGTATTACAGATGCAGTCTTTGCTCTCGAGTGGGAGTTTGCTCATGGGCTTTCAAATAAACAGACATTTTATGTAGATATCCCCGGAAAATTAGTTAGAATTAAATGGCGAACAGAAGTCCTTGAAAATGCTCTTGCAGTTAATCGGGATGATGAAAAAGGTCTATCTTATTCTGTTGAAGATTATACAGGAGATGTAGATCATACAACTCCAGATCATCCTACAACTGGCTGGGCATATCATATCTGGACATTTGAACCTGATGGATACACTTGTGATGTAGCAGATAGTAGGACACCCTTGGAGAGATATACTGATAGTGCAGGGTTGATGGTTGATCCGTATTTGATTATTGATGAAAATGGTAATGATTATTTTATTGACGGGGATGGATATTCAATTAACATTAGAAAAGCGACATATGATGGGGTTTGGTTAAATCCTTATGGGCACAGGTCTTCAGGGAGTAATTGGGCGGATGTTAAAATAGGATGGATGAGAGTAAGTTCAACATCTTATGAGTTATTAAAAGACCCCAATAGATCGTATTCTGTCCTCGAAGACACTCCCAATAGAATAAAAATCCAAATTGTAGGGACTCCCGTTGATCTCTCTGATGTTGAATTGACAAATTCAGGGGAAATTACAGTCACACTAATATTTTATCCAGATCGATTTTTTATTGATTTTTCTTGGATTTTAACTGGCACAATAGTTTTAGATTCAACTCCATATTCTACTATTATTGGGTTAGATGTTGCGGCAACAACTACAGGCGAATTGTCTTATTATGAGAACTCTGGTAGTGAAACAGCATCAAGTAGTGGTACTTATGGCAGCGCAGATTACTTAATGTATACATCTGACCAATATAATGGTCAAATAATTAAGTTAGATGATGATTCTCCGGCAACGACAACTCAACGAATTAAAGGAAACGGGGAAATTTTTCTTCAATGGGAAGGATCAATTACCGCTGGGACATATGAAATGTCGGGAGTCTTAATTATTGACTCCGCATCCCGAGAGGGATCAGCAAAACTGTATGCTGAGGCTGACAGACTCGAACAAGGCATCCAATACACAAATCCATCAGAACTAACCTTCAACACAGGATCAGCCGTAACATCAGGCACAGGGCATACAAGCATCGGAACTGACGGGTTTGCAAGTGACGGAGCATATCATATTCAAGGAGGCAGTGGCACAGAAGATGAGATGTCAATTGCCCTTGGACAGATTGAGCATAAAACAAATGTTGTGCTGCATGATTTTCCGTTACAAACAGGCGACCCAGCAGATCCTGATCCTGTTGTTATAGGAGATGTAGATGATTACGGAGCATACTTCACCGGCAATGGTTCTGTTGATACTGCTTTGGCGCATGAGGATATTTTGTTTTATTGGGATGGATCTGATTGTACGGCGAGCAATATTTCTATAGGGGCTATACAAGGAACAAAAGGCGGTTCTGGAGGAACCTTTACTGCATCTGGTGGTATGGGCAATAACGATGATTATTTTGATGCAGAAGGAACAGCGGAACTCCATCTGACATTAACAGAAGATACACACATTGATTATAGTCAAGGAACCATATCTTTCTGGTTTAATATACAGACCATAAGCGATACCGACGCTTTATTTGGGATTGGTGATGCAACAGATTATATTCAAGCCGCAATGGATGCCTCTGGAAATATTGATGTAACTTACAGGAGCCAGGGAACGTCTGAAATAATCACTGGTGCTATCGCTTGTGCTGTTGATGATTGGTATTTTTTAGAAATACATTGGGATGATACTGGTTCTGTTTCATCATATATAGATGGAGTTGAAAATGGAACAGCTCAAACAATAGCAAATACTTTTGTGGGTAATGCATCAGATGTTTTATATTTAGGGGCTGATTATGCTGGAAGTAATTTAGCGGATATTTATATTGACGAATTTTACATAACCAACAACCCCAACACCCCACAAATACCATGCGCAAACGGAGTTCCCCTTTTATGCCCAGTTAGACGAGATGATTGACAAATGGTTGATATTATGATACATATAACTAACGATAATAACATATTTATAAGGAGGCATTGTTGTGGGGAATTGTAAAGTAAGTTGGTGTGATTCAAAAAGTTATTGTAAGGGGTTTTGTAATAGGCATTATTTACAAATGCAAAGAACGGGAAAGACATATAAAACTTGGACAGATGGTGTTGTAACAAATAGAAAATGTTCTGTAAAAGGATGTGATGGAAAATATGAAGCTTTGGGTTATTGTACAAAACATTACCGACAATTTTATAATCACGGTAAAATATTTGATAGGACTATTTATGACAAAAATGAGTATAGGTTTAGTGATAAAAATTGTAAAATAGTTTTGAGAGATAAACACGGTAGAGAAGTAGCAGAAGCTATTATTGATAATGAAGATTATGAAAAAGTAAAAGATCATAAATGGCATTTAACTACTCGTGGTTATGTAGAATGCAATAACAGAAAACAAAGAATAAAACTTTGTAATTTGGTGTTTGGTAGTGTCATTCCACGTGGGTATGAAATTGATCACAAAAAACATAATTTATTAGATAATCGCAAACATAAATTGAGATTAAGTACTCATAAACAAAACAGTCAAAATAGAAAATTATCTAAAGCTAATACAACAGGAATGGTCGGTGTTTCTTTTAATAAAAAAAGAAATAAGTATCTTGCTCAATTGAAAACAAATGGGGTAAAGGTGTTATTTAAACGATTCAAAAATAAAGTTGATGCCATGAAAGAAAGAGACAGAGTAGCATTAAAATATTATGGCAAATTTGCATACACTAATAAAATGATGGGACTTTACTAAAATGGCCCAGAAACAACATGGCGCTTTAAGTCAATTTGTTTGGAATGGGTCTGAGTGGGTATATACCTATACAGATGATACAGCCCTTGCTGACGGTGCAATTCTTAGTTTTGGGGTTGATCCGGATGCAGAGGGTGGAGCTGCAACAATTGATCAAGAAGGGTTCCGATGGAGAAATGATAATGGTTCTGAATCCACGGCTACCTGGGCGGCTGCTCAAGATGTCGATGTTACTAAGGGAAAAGAAACAACTATAAGATTAAGAGTTCTTCTGGACGTAACTGGCATAGTCACATCAGAACAATTTCAGTTAGAATTTAAAAAGAATGGTGATGCTGATTCTGAATATGAGGCGGTGAGCTAATGGCTTTAGTAATTGAATCAGGAGATTGCACACAAAGCGAAAGCAATGTCACATCAACCACTATCGGATTAACGATGCCATCATATGCTGATGGTGACTTAGTTATTTTAAATATTGCATTTTGGCAGGATGGTGGAGATACGCAAGAATTGACTTGGCCTGCTGGCCCCAATTCAGAAAGCATAACAAGTATTACTACAGGATATGGCGGTGAAGGAGCGGGCGCAGTAGATACTGTCCTCGCCGGGCTGGGTTATTTTATCGGTGACGGAGCTTATGCTGGCGGCACTTTTAATGTAACAACCGACACAAACACGAGGTGGAATGTTTGTGTTATTGTTGTGCCAGAAGGAGAGTTTGATTCTGCAACACCGATAAGTTCTGCTAATGATTCACAATTTACGATTACAGATAATACTACTCCTGATTTTGGTGCGTTTTCAGCAAGCTCAACAGATGGAGGAGGCAAATTAATAGCTCTTGTTACGGTAGATCAAGATTCAATTTCGGGTACTCCTACAGGTTGGACAGATTTAATAAATGATGATGCCGGCAGGGCAAGTATCGTAGTGTCAGGCAGAGATGCTGCTGTAACAGATAGTGAATCTATTACCGCCTCTGGTGGCTGGACTATTGCTACCGATGCATGGGCTGTTTGGGCTTATATTGTAAGAGATTTTGTAGATCCATCAATTACAGATGCAGGAACAGATGAGGAATTTAAAGATAAAGACACTGGAATAGTTTTAACCGGTGTAGGATTTGGTGCAAGTCAAGGATCAGCGACAGTTGAATTAGGTGATAATGCAACATATGCTACAGCTAATAAAGTATCTCAAACTATTACAACCTGGGGTGGAGACACATCAATAACTATCACCGTGGATTTAGGGTCTCAGTCTCCAGGGACAAAATATTTATTTGTAACAACTGATAATTCGGATACAAGTGATGGTCTTGAAGTAATTGTTCATAGAGCGACAGCTTTTGAGTTATCTGCATCGTCTAACATTACAGCTTCTGGAGAAGTAACTACAGCACAATTAACAGCTCCGGCTACAAAAACTACTGGTGATTTTTCTGCTGGGCGTATTCAGGATGATGAAAATCCTGCGGATGCTGTTACTATTGGGACAGATGAATATACAGAATTTGAGTGGTCAATTGAAGCAACTACCAATGCAGCAGAGGCTACTTATGATTTTCGAGTGACTTTGGATGGTGTTGCAATTGATACATATACTGTGACTCCACAGATGACCGTTTCGGAAGAAACAACAGATATTTTTATAAAAAATTTAACAAATGAACTTTCAAAAGAAGTGGGACCAATAACTGCTGTTAAATTAGGTGGGGTTTTAATAGGAGGATAGAATGAGAATTCCGAGTGGAGTAACAGATCAGTATTGCTATTTCGTAGCCGTTGATATAACAGATTTAAAAACAAGAGAAACTGGATTGTCAAGTTTTACTGTTTACAGGTCAAGAGATGGTGCAGCAGCAGCAGCAATGACAACTCCTACGGTGAACGAAACAGATGCAACCAATATGCCGGGAGTCTACGAATTATTATTGGATGAAGATACCACTATTGCTGCTGGAAATGATTCGGAAGAATTAGCCCTGCATATAACACACGCATCTATGTCTCCTGTTACAAGAGTTATCGAATTATATCGACCCAAAATAACAGCAGGGTATACATTGGGAGTTGGGTCTGACGGAGATCTTCTTGAAGTTAATACCCTTACTGGACATACGGCACAAACAGCCGATAACCCAACAGCTACCGCAATTGTTAATGAGTGGGAAACTCAATCTCAGACAGATCCTACTGGATTTCATGTCAATGTAAAAGAAGTCAACGGAACAGCACAGACAGCAAATGATAATGGTGCTGATATAAATGCTATCTTAACAGACACCGACAATCTTCAATCCAATCAAGGTAACTGGGCGACTGTCACAGGTTATGCAACGGAAGCGAAACAAGATATAATTGACACAAATATTGATCAAATAGAAACAGCTGTAATTACAAATGCCACTGGAACCGACATCGCTGCTGATATAATAGCACTCAAGGCCGAAACAGTTACAATCTTAGCAGATACCGCTGATCTCCAAACAAGTCAAGGAGACTGGGCAACTGCTACGGGATTTGCTACAGAAACCAAACAAGACATAATTGATACGAACATCGATCAATTAGAAACTGCTATCATAACAAATGCAGCGGGCACTGATATAGCCGCTGATATCATAGCAGTCAAAGCTGAAACAGCAAATATATTAACAGATACTGGAACAACTTTAGATGGTAAAATCGATACAATTGATGGAATTGTCGATACAATCCTCATCGATACTGCTGATCTACAGACAAGTCAAGGTGACTGGGCAACTGCCACTGGATTTGCTACTCCGACAAACATAACAGCAGGTACTATCGCCAGTATTACAAACCAGGTGACAGCAGACGTTACAGCAATTTCTGGTGATACAACGGCAGCCGACAACCTTGAAGCTCAATATGATACAACCGGTCTGGCCGGAGAAACATTCCCTGCTACTCAATCTCAAATAAGCAACATCGCCAGCGGCACAGCAGCTACGAATCAAACTGCTAATTCTTTTACAAAAGCTGGTACAGAAACAGAGACACTTACTTATTTGGCAACACTTGCTCATGACGGGACTGTACATGTTGTTGAGCCAGGTGGCGGAACAACGGATTTTTATTACGAATTTGATATCGGTGCAAATGGATCTCCAGTAAGTATTTCATGGCATGGATATGCAGCGGGTCAGGGTGACAGTTATGAAATCTATGCATGGAATTGGACAGGAACTCCAGCTTGGGAACAGATTGGAACTAAAGCTGGTGTAAATGGCACAACTATTGTAGCTGAAACTTATGACTTATCAATTGCTCATGTTGGAACAGGAGCTAATGCTGGACTTGTTAGGTATAGAGTCTATTCAACCGGTGCAACAACTGGGACAGCTTATGGTACGGATAGGATTCTCTGTTCTTTTGCCACAGTTTATCAATCAGTAGGATATGCTGATGGATCTATATGGGTTGATACTGTAAATGGTGTAGCTGGAACAACAGATTATATAAATGGAACAGCCGATAATCCAGTTTTAACATGGGCAAACGCACTAACACTCTCCACAAGTCTTGGTATTAAGAGATTTCATATTCTTAATGGTTCTATAATTCAACTTTCTGCTACTTCTGATAATTATACTTTTCTGGGGAATGAATGGACACTTGATCTTAATGGACAATCCATTCATGATATGTTTGTAGAATATGCAAATATATATGGTACTTCAACAGGAACGAATTATCGATTTATGATGTGTAAAATAGCTTTATCATCTGCTGTTAGTCTACAAGCTGGTGGTATGAGAGCTTGTGCAATAGGTGATTCTGGGGTTACTTTATCAGCGGGGACTTTTTTATGGGATGCTTGTTTCTCAGGTGTTGCCGGGACAGGAACACCATATATTGATTTTAATACTGCCGGTGACACAAATATGAACATGAGACATTATTCAGGTGGTATTGAAATAAGAAATCTGGGCACAACCGGTGCAGATAATATGAGTCTTGAAGGAAATGGTCAATATGTTCTTAATGCAAATTGTGCTGGAGGAACTTTCGCCGTAAGAGGAGCATTTCAAAAAACAGATAATTCAGGCAGTGTTATTATTTCTGATGAAGCAAATCTATTTTCTGGGGTTATAGATGCTGGACGGGCACAAACTGGCACAAGTAACACCATTACATTAGCTTCTACCGCAAGTGCTTCTAATGGGGCATATGATCCATCACAAATTGCTATTACTGGTGGAACTGGAGATGGACAATGTAGGTTGATTCTTGAATATAATGGTACGACTAAAATTGCTGTTGTGGATCGTGATTGGAAAGTAAATCCTGATTCAACTTCTGATTATAAAATTACAATTAATCCTGGGAGAGAACACGTTAATGAGGGACTTGCCCAGGCCGGGGCTGCTGGAACAATAACTTTAAATGCTTTAGCAAGCTCAAATGATAATTCTTATAATAATCAAATCTGTTTTATACGATCAGGTACGGGTGAGGATCAAGTAAGATTAATAACTGATTATAACGGTACGACTAAGGTAGCGACGGTCAACGAAAATTGGGCAGTTAACCCAGATGCAACGAGTGGATATGTAATGCTTCCAAGTATTTTAATAAATCCAGTGGATATAGCCTCAATTTTATCAGATACAGATGAGTTACAAACAAGCCAAGGAGATTGGGCAACTGCTACAGGTTTTGCAACACCGACTAATATTACTGCCGGGACAATTACTACTACGACAAACTTAACAAATGCACCAACAAATGGTGATTTAACAGCTACAATGAAAACGAGTGTGAATACGGAAGTTTCAGATGTATTAAAAACGGATACTGTAGCAGAAATGTCACAGGGTGCTCCTCCTGTAGCTCCAACAATGGAAGAGATGATTAATTATATTTATCGGAAGTTAAGAAATAAAGAAGAAACAATAGCAAATGAAACTGCAACGTATGATGATGCTGGTACTACAAAATTGTTCAAATCAACATTATCTGATAATGGAACAACATTTACAAAGAGTGAGGCTATCTCGGGTTAATGAGTATTGATACTGAAAATAAAAGAAGATCTGTGACTGGAATAACTTCAGTTTTTACTATCTCTCCAGTACCTGATAATACTATCTCCATTAGTGATAGACGACATGCTACTCTTCTATATGCTAATATATTTAGTACACTTCTTGTAATATCAGATCTTTTACAAGTTCAGGATTTGGAGACATTAGATCCTGTACAGCAGAACATTCTTGCTATTGCTGCCCTATTACAGGCACAAAGCTTAGATAATGTAGACTTACAGGCAGGAATCATATTAGTTATTGCTGCTCTTCTACAATCTCAAAGTTTAGAAACCTTAGATCTTGTGCAACAAAACACAGTTTCTATTGCAGATATTAATCAAGTTCAGAATCTTGAAGCTTTAGACCTTCTTCAACAGAGTTTATTAAATATTGCCAGTATTGATCAGGCTCAAAGTTTAGAAGCTTTGGTATTGGATATTGCGCTTTCCTTACAGATTGCGAGTATAAATCAGGCCCAAAGTTTAGAAGTTTTAGATCTGGTACAACAGAATATTCTTTCAATATTAAGCCTTTTACAAGCCCAAGAACTTGATAATGTTGGTCTTATTATCGGTATTATTTTACAGATTAATAATCTTTTACAGGCACAAAGTATTGATGTAGCAGATCTAATCCAACAAAATACCTTAGTAATCAATAGCCTTCTTCAAGCCCAGAGTTTGGATAACATGTTACTAACTTTTGTTGCGATACTTCAAATTACTGATATATTACAGTCTCAAAGTATTGAGGGATTGGACTTAACACAAGCAAACTTACTACAAATTGCTGATATATTACAATCCCAAGAAATTGATAATATAACTTTTATAACAACAAAAGGTAAGGTCACGATAACTTTTACTCTAAAAACGTCAAGTATTAGTTATGAGTTGAAAGTTCCAAATATTAATCAAGAACTATCTATTCCAGATATTTCTTTTACTGTTGAATAGTGGGAATAATATGTCAAAAGATATTATATTAGATATTCAGAATGTAAAGCAGATAATGAATATAAAAAATGTGGGTGAGAAGTTAAAAAGTATGATTATTGATCAAAAAATAAAGGATACCGGTGATCAGATTGAAATTACTTTTATTCTTGACAAAAAAATAGGAGAACAAAACAATGAGTAAATTTGTACCTGATGCAGTAATTGACTTGCTTTTAGCGGGAGTTGCAACTGCAACATTAATGAGCGCATGTGATGATGCCTCTACACCAACTGACGGTAATTTTACTGCGAGTACTCTTGCGAGTGTAGCGATGGTCGCTGGGCATGGTAATAGTTATACTATTGGAGCTGGGGATGCTTCTGGGAGAAAGGTTGCGATGGATGAAAAAGCTGGTGTTTCAATAACAGCTACTGGTGATGCACAACATATCGTTCTTTCACTTGCGGGAACAATTCTTGATGTCACAACTTGTACTACTCAAACATTGACAAGTGGTGGTACTGTAACTTTCCCGACATGGGATCATGAAGTGATCGACCCGACTTAATGAAGAAATTTTATGGGATAGGGATTGCAACCCGAAAGGTAGGCTATTCAACTACCTTCCCATATATTATATTGGATGAATATAAGGAATTATATTATGGAGTATAAAATCTGTACAGTGTGTAATGATGAATTACCTGAAACAACTGAATATTTTGAATGTAGAAAAAATGGTAAATTACGTCATAGTTGTTTAATTTGTAGACAAATCTTCCGAATGAAAAGTTTTAGAAAGAATAAAGATCGTATATTGAAACAAAATAGAGAATGGTATTATGAAAATAGAAATTATAGATTAGCTCAGTGTAAACAATATAACAACGCACATAGTGAGATAGTTAAAAGGAGACGCTCATTAAGAAATTCTTCTCCTATACTGTCTTCAAGTAAAGTATTTAAGAGTTTATCAGAGTATGAAGATACAAGATTAGATCCAAAAAATAATGATTTAGGGCAAGTTAAATGTAGATATTGTGGGGAGTATTTCAATCCTACTTTTTCAGAATGCCATGCAAGACAGGGAGTAATTTTTAGGGATGAGAAAGGGGAATGTAATTTATACTGTTCAGATCATTGCAAGCAAGCTTGCTCAACATATGGACAAATTTTATACCCTAAAGGATTTAAAAAATCAACATCAAGGGAAGTACAACCGGAATTAAGAAAATTAGTTTTAGAAAGAGATAATTGGGAATGTCAAAAATGTGGTAAAACGCAACAAGAATCTCAATTACATTGTCATCATATTGAGGGAATTCATCATAATCCTATAGAATCGGCGGATGTAGATATGTGTATAACATTGTGTAGAGAGTGTCATAAGGAAGTTCATAAAAGGGAAGGGTGTACTTATGTTGATATGAGGTGTGCCTCATGAGTTGTATATCAATTAGTGATACTAATCCGTGCGATGGTGGAAGCGCTGTCATAACCTTAGCCTTTGAGGATGAGGATGAGAATGTCGTTGTACCTTCAAATTTACAATGGCAACTCATGAATAAACACTTGGAAATCATGAATAGTCTTAGCTTTGCTAATAATGATTTTACAGGTGATACAGTCGTACTCTCTGGTGATGATATTACACTTGAAGATTCTTCTGATAGTGGTGAACGATATTTTTGTGTTAAGGGTTTATATACAAGTGATGCAGGGGCAGATTTACCGATTATCGGTGAGTTGAAGTTTACAATCCAAGATATTAGGAATATAGCGTAGTTATGCACATGGTTTATGAAACAATAAACTTAATTAATGGAAAGAAGTATATTGGGGTTCATAAAATTCCTAATGGATATGACTATTATCTTGGCAGTGGGGTTCTTCTTACAAAAGCTATTAAAAAATATGGTAAAAATAGTTTTAAAAGAAAAACCCTTCTTATAATTTCTTCACTTCTTGAAGCCCATTATTATGAGAGAAAATTAATTACATCAGAAATTATAAAATCCCCAGATTATTATAACATTGCCCGTGGGGGTTATGGTGGAAATATTGGAAGTGGGTCTGCTAATCCTTTTTACGGTAAAAAACATTCCTCGGAAACTCGAAAACGGATGAGCAAAATCCAGAGAAATAAAGAATTCACTATAGAAGGTATGAATAATTTAAGAGAGGCGGGTAGAGCAAGGGTTGGATATAAGCATTCTGATAAATCAAAAGAGAAGATGAGAATGGCTCAATTAGGTAATAAAGCTTCGTTAAAAACAAAGGAAAAATTGAGGATATCTCATTTAGGTGCAAATTCACGATCAAGAGTGATAATTTGTGTAGAAACAGGGGATGAATATGTTACTTCTGTTGAAGCAGCGGTGTGTGTAGGAATAAAAGCCCCTCATAATATAAGATTAGTTTGTCAAGGTATTCGAAAAACTGCTGGTGGATATCACTGGAGATATAAGGATGGTATATGTTAGGCCCTTCGTCAAAAAAACAAGAAATGATGCTTAATAATAACGCCCAGATCTTAGTAATTGGTGGAGCCGTAGCCGGTGGTAAAAGTTATGTATTAAATATGATTCCCCTGCGATATGTCGATTGTCCTAATTTTAATGGAATAATGTTTAGACGTACAACTGTTCAACTTAAGGGTCAGGGTGGTATGTGGGATTGTAGTAATGAGATTTATAATCAACTCCCAAAACATAATAGGCCGAATATGCGGGACTATGATTTAACAGCGACATGGAAGAATGGTGCTAAAATGAAGTTTTCTCATATGGAGCATGAGAAAAATAAAATTGATCATCAGGGTTTACAATATACATTTATCGGCATGGACGAGGGAACACATTTTAGTTGGACTCAGACAGAATATTTAATGTCCCGGTTAAGATCAAGTTCTAAGCATCCATCTCGAATGGTTATTAGTTGTAATCCAGATCCTGATAGTTGGTTATATCCAATGATTGAATGGTATCTCGACTCTGAGGGCTTTCCAAATCCAAAAAAGGATGGTGTTATCCGATATTATGTTCGTAAAGATGGAGAGTTTAAGTGGTCATCTGATAAAAAAGAATTAATTGATAGGTATTCAACTAAGTGGAAAAAGGCTCGTCCAATCTCATTTTCTTTTATAAGTAGTACTATTTATGATAATCCTATATGTATTGCTGAGAATCCTGAATACTTAGATTTTTTGGAGGGGTTGAATAAGATTGATAAGGCAAGATTGCTCCATGGAAATTGGAAAGTAAGACTTGTAGGAGCAAATTATTTTCAAAGAGATAAAATACAGAAATTAAATTCAATTCCATTGCTGGCAAATTGTTGTAGAGCATGGGATAAGGCATCAACAGAGCCAAATGATAATAATAAGTTTCCAGATTACACAGCATGTATAAAAATGTATAAAACTGAAAATAATGATTTTATTGCTACAGGGGAATTTGATGTTTCTAACCATGATGCTATTGAGCCAGAGATCTTTGGTAAGTTTAGACATAAACCCGGTCAAAGGGATAATATTATTCTTAAACAGGCTAAATATGATGGCACAGATTGTAAAGTAATAATGCCGGTAGATCCCGGTGCCCATGGATTGACAGAATATATAGAGAGTGCAAAGAAATTAGCCATTCATGGATTTGTTGTGAAAAAAGATGTTGTAGCACCACAAAAATCAAAGTTACAAAAGTTTGTACCCTTTTCTGCTGCTGTTGATAATGGGTTTGTTTATATTGTTGAGAGTACATTTAATAAAAAAACTCTTGATGCAATTTATAGTGAACTTGAAGCTTTTGATGGAGAAAGATCTACCAACTCTCGTAAAGATGATTGGCCTGATGTATTTGCAAGTGCTTATAACTTTTTAACAAAAGAAACTGTTATCCCACAATTTACCTTACCACAGTGTGGTATGAATATTAACTTAATGGAAATGAAGAAGGCGATTAACGCATGAGTGATATTGTCGAGAGTATAGAAAGAGGGTGGTTGGGATTAAACCATCAGGGTGGTGCCGGATATGGTAATATTACCGAAGATACCAGATCAGAGTTTTTATTTCCTACAAGTATTGCTACCTTCCAATATATGGCTCAGGATTCTGTTATCGCTGCTGCTAATAATATTATTGATATTATGATTGGGAAATGTAATTGGAAATTTGAAGCCTCAGAGAATTCCACTGCAAAAGTTCAAGCTGCTACTGATTTTCTCAATTGGAGCATGACAAATATGGAGCACACCTGGAAAAGTTTTATTGAAGAGGTTGGCTCCTACAGAATTTATGGTTTTCATGTTGCTGAGAAGGTATGGGAACAAGTTTCTCATGGTAAATATGCAGGAAAATATAGATGGAAAAAATTACCGGTTAGAAGTCAGAGTACAATTGATGGTTGGGAGTTTGATGGATCAGTAAGAAACTTAAAAACTATTTTTCAAAGTACAAGTGGTATCCCTAATATCTATGATCTTGCCACAGAATCTGGGCAGATAGAATTACCCGTTGATAAAGTATTACTCTTCTCTTATAAAAAAAGAAAGGGTAATCCAGAGGGCCATAGTCCCTTAAAAGACTGCTTTCAACCATGGACTTATAAAAAAACTATTGAAAGTTATGAAGCTGTGGGTGTTGCAAAAGACCTTGGTGGTGTACCTGTAATGTTTATAGATGCGGGTTGGCTTGCAAAGGCACAAGCAGATGCAACAAGTGCTGAAGGTGTAACACTCGCTACTCTTCAAACATACGCTGAAAATTTACACAGTGGAAATCAAACGTACATGTTTATGCCAATGGCTTATAATGATTCTGGTAAACCTTTATTTGACTTTAAACTTATTGGTGTGGATGGCGGTGGAAAACAGTATAATACGAGGGATATTATTAATGGAAAACAATTAGAAATCTTGATGATTTACCTTGCTGATGTTTTAAAGCTTGGTAACGAAAGTACTGGATCTTATGCCCTGGCAGAAAATAAGAATAACCTTTTAACCTTTGGGATTGAACACCACCTTCAATTTATCTCTGATGTGATCGATAATGACCTTGTTCCACAGACTTTGAGAGTTAACGGGTGGGGTAGTATCAAAAAGGAAGAAATGCCTAAATTAGCCTACTCAGATCTCGATCAGGTTGATTTAGATAATCTTGGTAAATTAATTCAAAGGCTTTCAAGTGTTAATATGATTCCAAGAACCCAAGAAACAGTTAATGAAGTCTTAACAAAAGCGGGTTTTAAATATCAAGTGACAGAGGGTGATATTGAAAAAGAGAGAGAATGGACAGCTAATACTCTTTATCCTGAGATCTTTACTGCCAATGAAAGTGGGGCAGGGGAGGGAATGGAAGAGGGCAATCCGAGTGGAACTGGCAAGTCCAATGGCAATAACTCAGCAATAAATATGGATAATAAAGCATGAAAATAATATTAGATTCAGGAACAGAACTTACATGGGAAGAGGTGATTGAGGTTGTGGAGCGGTTTAAAGGTCTTTTTACAGAGTCCCCTGTCACCATTCCATTTCAGACGGAATTTCATCAATTTGAACACTTACCGTATGAAGTTACTTGTACTGATGATGGTGTTGATTGGTATGACCAACCTTATTGTACATGTGGAAATGTATAGATATGAAGTATTATCTATACTGGATACATAGAACGTGTCAGATAGATATAACATCTGAGGGATATGTTGGTGTTACACAGAATCCCCATAAAAGATTTAATATTCATAGAAATAATGCGAGAAAAGGATCATTTTATCACGTTCATTTAGCAATAAGAAAATATGATGATATTCAGTATGATATCTTATGTGTAGGAGATGTTAATTATATTAGGGATTTAGAGTATAAGTTACGATCTAATCTTGATATTGGGTGGAATATGAGAAAAGGGGGTGGGATAACTGATATTGAAATAAGTGAGTTACGAAGAAAAAGTTTTAAAATAATATCTGAAAAGTTAATGAAGGTTTCCAGATTTGATATTATTAAGATGCTCCTTGATTATCATATTAGAGGTTATAGTGCTAAGAATGTTGGTGAGAAATTTGGTATCTCAAAAAGTACAGCTCTTCGTCACATAAAAGATAAAGGTAATATTTATCCAGATTTAAAAGTCTATCGAAAAATTATTAAGAAGTTAAGGGTTGAACCTATCAATAATTTACAAAAATTATCAGAAGATATGTATAATAATATTATAGATGATAAACTTTCTGGTCTCAGAGAACGGGAATTAAAAAACAAATATCAGCTGTCCCTCTCCTCTATATATAGAATATGTATCGGAGGAGTAGAGATTACTAAAAAATTTGAGTCTTATAGGGGTAATATTATCGCATTAATTAAAAAGGAGCAAGAATGTCTGAGAAATTAGATGTATCAATTAATACAAGGTTAGCAAAATCTATTGATGAGGAGAAGAAATTATTTAAGTGTGTTGTATTAAGACCAGAACAGTATGATAATGATGGTGAGAATCAAGACTTTTATTCTTCTGAGGTTGTAGAGAAAGCTTGTCATGATTTCAATATGTATTGTCAACAAGGTAATGTTCAGCATCTTATAAATACCGATCTTATAAAAGTTGCTGAAAGTTTTATAGCTGATGTAGATTATTCTTTAGGGGAAGGTTTGGTAAAGAAAAATGATTGGGTAATGGTGGTAAAAATCTTTGATGATGCCATTTGGAAAATGTGCCAAGATGGTGAGTTTACGGGATTTTCAATTGGTTGCACAGCAATAGTGGAGGTAGAGGATGAGTAAAAGAATTGTCCATGAATTGGACTTTGAGAAGGAAGGTGCGCATGTAGCCCTGGTTAGCCAAGGGGCAAATCAGCAATCGGTGCTTCTAATGAAACAAAAAAAGGAATTAAAAAAGTCTGAGGATATTCAAATTACTACATCTATGGCTACTTTTTTAACTACCTTTTTTTATATGTATCATGAGGATGCAAATGAATTAGCTGAATTATTGGGTTTTGAGCCTACCGATTGGGTTTATAATATAATTGGGGAGGATACTTCTGTTACTGTATTGAAATCATACAGTGATGGGGATAAAATCTCACAAGATCTTTATGAAAAGATTGAGAAAATGGGTGTTGAATTTACACAATTAATTAAGAAGGAAAAAGAAATGAAGAAAACGAAAGAAGAATTGAAAAAAGAAGAAGCTGCTCTTCAGAAATCAATTGATGATGCCGTCAAAGTTGCTGTTAAAGTTGCTCTTGAGAAAGCAGATGTAGAAAAGGGCGTAGCTTTAAAAGCTAAAGACACTGAGATTGCTGATTTAAAGAAAGCTGAAGATACCAGAGTTAAAGATGGGTATGTTGAGCTTTGTAAGGGTTATTCATTTGTTGAGGATGCCGATGTCCTTGCAGATACCCTATTCAAATGTAAGGGAATTGAAGGTTTTAATATCATTCTTGATACACTTGAAAAGGCAAGAACCGCTATAGCGGGGGAACTTGAAGGGGAATTAGGAACAGATCAGGAGAAAGTCTTGAAAAAAGAAGATGTCCCTGATCATTTAACAAAAACTGCCGAGTTAATTAAAGCAAGACACGGTAAAAAGGAGAATAAATAATGGCTGCTGATTTAACAAGAGGAGCAAAAATTTCTGATGTACTACAGTGGGAAGTAGATGGAAATAAACAAGGGTATTGCAGAACAACTTTCGCTACTGTAACTGTTGAAGCTGATATGGGTGTCGGGGCTTGCCTTGACTCATCTGGTGATTGGCTTGATGGTAGTGGTAGTAATGGTGGTAATGTAACAATGGTAGTAATTGATGAGACCATTTATGATAAGAATGAAACTGGTGATCATGAGTTGGCTGTCCTTTATAGAGGCCCGGCTACTGTAGCTAAACAGGCTTTGACATTCGATGGGACTACAATTGCTGCTGATTTAACTGCTGCTGCTGCTGCGCTTGAGGTTCTTGGAATTCAAGTTGTAGACTCTATAGCTTAATAAAGGAGAAATAATAAAATGATTACAAGATCTTTAACAAACGGTAATAGTGTTGTTGATTGGACAAAAGAAATTAACACAATCCCTAACCAGTATGGTTTATTTAATGGAATGGGGTTGTTTATTGGTAAAGGAATTTCTACTGAAACTGTTCTTTTTGACAAAGAAACATCTACAACTACCATGCTTCCACAGACTAATAGAAGAGTTGGTAGTGCTTTCAAGAATAAAGGAAGAACACTGGAAACATTCAGTCTTGCACTTCCTTATTTCAAACATGAAGATGCAATTTTTCCTACTGATGTACAAGGTTGGAGACAGGGTGGAACACCCGATGCGGCAGAAGACCTTCCAAACGTAAGATCTGATAAAATGGAAGATATGAGAAGAAACGCTGATCAAAGTATTGAGTACATGAAAATCAGTGCTACAAAAGGTTTGACTGTAGACCCTGAAGGAAATACTCTTGCAGATATGTTTACCGAATTTGGTGAGTCTCAAAAAGAGATTGATTTTGCTCTCGGAACTGCAACTACCAGCGTTGATAATAAAATTGCTGAATTAAAAAGATATGTAGCAAAAAATGCTAAGACAGGTGGAGCTATGGGCCAGATTCAAGTTCCTTGTTCACCAGAATTTTTTGATTCATTAGTAACTCACCCTAATATGATTGCTGCTTATAATTACTACCAGAATACCGGTAATGAGAATAAACAACTAAATAGGGATGACCTTTCAGCTTTTGAGAAATGGGGTGTTGTTGATACTTTTAGGCATAAAGGGATTGTTTTCTTCTCTTATGATGCTGTATTCACACAGCCTGATGGAACGGAAGTAAGAGCTTATGGAACAACTTCCACTGAGCTTACAAAGAGAGTTGGATATAGTATTGTTAGGGGCATGAAAGATCTTTATAGAGGATATTTTGGGCCAGCTAATACTCTTAGCGGTGCAAATAAGATCGGAAAAGAAATGCATCTTTATGAATACAGAGATCCTAAAGATAAGTATTTGGAGCTTGAACTTGAAATGGCTCCACTTTACTTTCTGACAAAACCTCTTGTTTCAGTTAAGTGTAGTACAACAACTTATTAATCAAATGGGGGAGGAGACTCCCCTTAAATAAAAGGAAAATAAAATATGTGGTTTCCATACTTAAAAACCCACACTATCATTGATATTGTTGACGGAACTACGACTACCATGGCAAATATTTATGCTGCTGTCGCTGCTCACTTGGCTTTGGTTCTAAAAGCAGATACTGCTTCTGCCTATGGTTCTGGGAAATATCAGGATTTTTACAAGGGTGTTGCTGCCGCAAGTGCTACTGCTGTTCATGCTGCTATAACACTCGCTGATGGAGCAACTACTGTAGTTACAACTGCTATTACTGCACCTGTTCATTATAGAACTGTTAGTATTACTGGTAATGCAAGTGGTATTACTGGTAATGTAGTTGTTGTTGGTACGGACAGAGCTGGTAATGCTCAAACAGATACAATTGCTGCAAATGATACTGATACTGTTGTTGGTGTAAAACCCTTCTCAACAATTACCAGTATAACGGTTCCAGCAAGAACTCAAGCAAGTGATACTATTAGTATTGGTATTGCTGATGTCTTGGGGCTTTCAAGACCTGTCTCTGCGAGTGCTAATGTACTTTATGTAGGAATTGCTGCTGATGCAGTGAATGCTTCTACATTTACTTACGAAGCTGCTGGTTCAGTCGATACAACCAATAACACTGTAACCTTAACAACATCAATTACAGCATCAGATGATATTACTATTGACTTTTACTCTTCTGCTCTCTAACATTTAATAGAACTGGTGGTGACCTATGGATGATAATCTAAAGGCGACAATAATGGTGTGTATTTTTACTCTTATTGTGAGTATTTCTACTGCCTATGGTGTTTTAAAAATAGATAGTGCTACTTCTAAGCAAGATATAATTTCTTTACAGGAAGGGCACGATAGAGATATTACATATCTGGAAAAAGAGATCATGGGGGAACGGAGTGATATTACTCGATTATTAGAACAACAGTTAGAAAATTCTAACGTAACACTGAATAGACTCGATGAAGCAATGTGCAAGTTTACAGATCGGGTGAATTCAGTTTCGAATACAATGGCGAGGCTTGATGAAAGACTTAAATCAATAGAGGCTGGGAGGTAAATAATGGCACTCACTTCAATTGAGGCAGTAAGAACAGGAATAGGGGATTTTACAGTTCCTTATATACTAACTAATGATCAGATCCAACATTACTTAACTTCGAATAGCAATGTTGTTGCTGATACAGTTAATGAACTTCAACCTATTATCTTATCTGCCTTAGCCTCAAGGGGAAATGCGAATAGAATAGAGGAGCTTTGGGAGGACAACTCTTCACAAGCTCCAAATTATGAAAAAGCTCTGAAAGCATCGAAGACACAAGCTGCTTCTGGGGTTGTTCCTATGATTGGTGGTTGTACTACTGAGGTAACTATTTCTGTTGATCAATTTGACCCTGATAATTGGGGAGATGATGACTTATTATGAGTCTCCTTGATACAACTCATAGACTAATCCAAACCAAGGGTGTGACTGATTTTACTTTAAAGTCAGTTACTACCTCTGGTTTAGTTGATGCAAATTATCCCTCTAAGGGATCAACTTCAACATCAACCTCTCACCCTTTATTAGCGTTTCCTGCTGCTTATACTCAAAAGCAGATAACTTTTGGGGTAGTAAAGAAAGGTGATATAAAGTTGTATGTTGATCCAACAGACTTATCAGTAATTCCTACACCAGAAGATTTGATAACTCATCCAACTCTTGGAACTTTAAGAATTAAAGATGTTATTGATTATAATGAGGCTGGAAGTGCTGTTTTATATATATTACAAGTGAGAAAATAATGACTTCAAATGTTAAAGCCTTTCAAAAAGAATTAAATAAGATGAAGAAGGCGATTAAGAGAGAAGTCACGCTTTCAATACAAAATGTAGTGGAACAGATTTTTGTAGAATTACGGTCATCACCGCCTATAGGAACACCTGTTAAGACCGGGTGGGCGAGGGCTGGTTGGAGAATAAGTTTAAATACCCCTCTTTATGGCCCTGTGAATAATAAAGGGAGTGTAAGTACAGAAAATACAAAAGCTAAAAACTCATTAAAAACATTTATGAACAGAAAAACACTCTCTAATATATCAAATATTTTTATAACAAATAGAGTTTCTTATATTGAACTTTTAAATAATGGGGAGCATTCAAAACAATCTCCAAAACTGTTCATTGAACTTGCAACTCAACGTGGAATGGCGTTAGCTAAAAAGAAAAGGAGAGTAAGAATATGACAACCAGGACTGAAGCTAAAGATATTCTTAAAAAGAAAA